TCTGTTCTGGAGTTGCCTCTTCGAAGTATTTCTGGAGTGCGAGCTGGCCGCCTTTGAAGCCGCCACCGGCCAAGCCACCAATGGCGACAGACTCTGAGAAGCCTTCGCCCACCGGCTTGTAGCCCAGTTTGTTGGTGATTAAGCTCTGAGCACCCTCTTCTCCGCCTTCGGTCAGGAAGGTCATGCCAATTTGCTTGGCTGCGCTGCCGGTGTCACCAAACAAGCCAACCTTGTTCATCGCCCAGTTGAGCGGCAAGTTGGTCATGTAGGCTTTCCAAGCCTGTTCATTGGCGTGCTCTTTGTTGCCAGTCTCAGACATGGCCTTCTCGTAGGTCTCTTGGGCAACGCCAGCAGATTCCATCAGAGCGGCTGCACCAGCGCCAGCCACGCGAGCGGCCTTGATACCCACACCGGCCAACTGCAATCCCTTGACTGCGCCAGTGCCGGGGGCGACAAACGCCAGCATGGAGCCAACAGCTCCGGCCAACTTCTGTGCGGTGTCTTGGTCACGGGGTGTCAGGGCTTGAGCCTCGCGCTTGCCAGCCTGAGCCAAGCTGCGGATGGAGTCAGAGCCAACAGAGTCACCCACCCATTCGAGCGTGCCGGACACGGCGCTACCAAACCCAGCGGCTGCTGAGTCGAACAACTTCATGGCATAGCCATGTTTGTCAGTGCCAAGCTCAAGACGGCGTTTTGCCACCAGAGCGTTTTGCTCGGCTTCTTCTGCGTTGTACTGGGCAAGACCTTGCTCGTCCACTTTGGAGGCGTCAGGCTTGTTCTCGCCAGCCAATGAGGTGATGCCGGAGTCAATGGCGCTACCGATGCGCGACAACATGCCGGGCTTCTTCTCTGGCACGAGGTCAGAGAACAGCGGCTGGTACGCGATTGAACCCTCAGCCTGTTTTGGCTGGGCTGTCTGGGTCTCAGGCTTGGCGGTGATGTCACCGAACAGTGGCTGGTACGAAATGACAGATGACTGCTCCTGCTTAGGAGAGCCAACAGATTGAGGCTTGTCTTCAACAGGACGACCAAGGCGGAGTTCAGCCGCCTTGTGGTTCACCTGAGCATTTGCGTCGTTAAAGGTTTTGTAAATCGAAGATGGGTTCGTGTCACCCAAGTTCAGTTCATCGTCTTCTAAACCTAGGATGCCGGTACTCATTGACGATTCACTCCTTACTTGTTCTGGGAAATCAAACTACGAGGCACGAGCACTCTTGCTCCTGCGTATTCGGCTTGATAGAAGTTGTCACGCTGCTCTTGCGGTGCAGATGAAGGCAGCTCTGTGAGGCGTGCCTTGCCTGTTCCAAGGCCGCGAGCCACGCCAGCAAGTGTAGCGGCGTTGTGGCTTTGGTTGCCCGGAATAGCGTACAGATTGCGAGCCAAAGAACCAGTGCGGGTGATGACTTCACGTTGGTTGTCATCCATCATTTCTGGGTTCTTGCCACGGAACAAATCGTTCTCCAACTCGGTGGTGAACTGTGCGTCACGTTTGCGCTCTTGTTCGCTACGTCGGTAGTCAGCTTGGTTCTCTTGAGCGATGCCGCGCAGACGTGCAGTTTCCTGCGCCGCGATGCCGCTGTTGCGAGCTTTGGTTTCCTCTGCGGAAGCCTTGCGCTCTTCGATAGTGAACTGACGCTCTTTGTCTTGGCGGCCAACAGTCCACTCAACCAACTTCTCAGGAGCGAGCTGACCAATAGTGGTCAACAGACTGGTCGCGCTGATGTCCTGTGTCGATGCCTTGCCGTCAGAGCCAATGACCTTGACGCCCTTCCATGTCTGGGCTTTGGGGTCGTACTGGCCAGATGCAGGGTCGAGCTGAATCCCAAGGCCGGTCAACCCAGCCAAGTGTGAGGCCATCTTCAACGCGCCGGGGTCGCCAGTTGCAATGGCGGCAGCCGTGGCTTTGCGAAGCTCATCGTATGAGCTAGTGCGCCACTCGTTGATTGCCTTGTCCACGCCAGTCAGCTTTTCAACTTGGCCAGTCTTCTCGTAGTAGTTGGCAGTGATGTCACGCAAACGACCCCAGTAAGCATCATTGGCTTGCTTCTGGTTTTTGTAGAGACCTTCACCGTTGTTCTTGAAGATGTTGTTCACATTGCCAGAAGCGTCCTGTGCGGGTGCTGCTGGCGCTGGCGCTGCTGCATTCGGTGCGGCAGGTGCTGGAGCAGATGTGCCTTCTGGTGCAATGGCTGTGCGTGGTTGTGCGTCAGCTTGCTCAGGGGCTGAGAGCTGAGGTTGCTCAACGAGGTTGTTCTCTTGGCCGGGGAGCTTGCCAGTTGCAAACTGTGCGCGAGCATCAGACATTTGCTTCTGGAACTCATCACGGGCGTCGCGCATCTTCTTGCGTTCTGCTCGTTCGTCGCGCTCATCCTGCATACGCTCATAGGTGGACACCATCTGTTGTCCTTGCTGGATGCCGGTTGCGAGACCGCCAGCGAATGCGCCCAAATTCATATTTAACCCCTTGCAGAAATAGCCTGACGGCGTTGAACCGATGCAGGTGTGTGTGTCATCTTCACAATCTTGTCGAGCTTGCTCACGCCAATGGCCTTCACTGTGTCGGCAGGAATGACGTACTCACCATTGGAGAGTTTGGCGTCAATCTTGTCGTCAACTGGGCCACCAATGCCGCGCACTCGGCCAGCACCTTCGTGGACTTTGCCACCATCAGCGTAGCCAGTCATAATCGCAGCCGAACCCAGCGTACCGAGCAACTGACCTGTACCGGCAGCAGAGGCAGAGTCAGCGGCCATCTGTGCTTTATAGGCAGAGCCGTAGATGTTTCCTGCTGTGCCGTAGGAGTTTGCAGCGTTGCCAAGCTGTGCGTTGTATGAGCCGTAGGACGAACCCATGTTTTGACCGGGGTTGCCAGCGGTGTTCAAAGCTGTTGAGCCTGTTGATGCAGCGGAGTTGCTGGCATTCAAAGACACGCCATACGCAGTGGAAGCATTGGATGCAAGGTTGCGTCCAAGAGATGCAGCATCCATCTTGCGTGCGTAACCAAGCTGCTCTGCTTGAGAGCGTGCATTGGTTGCAGCGCCAGCCTTGTCTGTTGCTTCGTTCTGTGCGAGCTGCATGTTGAGTGCAGCAAAACGGTTGGAGTTGGGGTTGATGCCGTAACTGGACAGAGTAGCGAGCGCCTGTTTCTTCTGGGCGTCGTAGGCCGTGGCCACATCAGCGATGCCCTTGCGAGCCAGCTCTTCCCTCTTGGCCTCCGTGTCGTAGTTGTTGGCCTCATCGACCAAACTCTTTTCGAGTGGCCGGTAGGTTTCTTTTTCGTAATCAGAATACTCTTGAGCACGCGCCTCGTTCTTTGTGGCGATGTCCTTCTGCTGATTCATCAGGTCGATTTGAGCGCTTGACAGTTTCTCCGCCAAAGGCTTCAACTCAGCGTACTGCTGCTTCTGGAAATCCAGATACTCGCGAGCGGTCTGCTGCTGAATTTGCGCTACCTCAGCGCTGGCCGCAGCTTGAGCTTGCAAACCTGCGTTGTTGTCGCCGCCACCGCCGCCACCGCCGCCACCAAAGATTGCATCAACTACTCCACCCATAATTTCTTCTCCATCAGAATTGCTTTTTCAACAAGGCCGGCACGTCGGTAAAGACGGGCTTGAGACTGTTGGGCTAACGCCTGAATTTTTGTAGCTCCGTTGGACTTTGCGATTTCGCAAACACGGTCAAAAGCGTATTGGCTCGCAAGGCCAGCGCCACCTGCTGTGACAATCGTTGCCACACGGTCATTCGGCCCATTTGTATAGGCCAGTGTGTAAGCACCACGCAGGTTTTCTTCCTCATCAGTCACCAACAACAGACTCCAACTTCCACCGGTCAAGAACACCTTGACCTGCTCAAAGCTGACATCTGCATGGGTAAGCGCACCCTCGATGTGAGACTTCACAAGCGGGATGAACTGGTTGACTAAATCAGTCGGGATAAGTCTGATAACGAGGTTTTCAGTCATGGGCGTTAAGCCTCGCGATTATCTCGTTAATTTTCCCCACAATCGTGGGCAAATCGGTTGTTGTTGCAGGGAGCATTTCAATGATTCCCTCGCGCACACCGGTGAGGGATTCAATGTTCTCCTTCATCGGCGTGAGCACGCTCAACAAACTGCGGTCTGTGATTCCACGGATTGCGGGGATGGCTGGTTTCTTCATTAGATTTGCGCCAGTTCTTTGGATGTCTCCGCCACCTTGATGAAGCGCAGCGGAATGTTGCCGTTGACCTGAAACTCCCAGCGGTCACACTTAAAGCCAGATGGCAAGCGGAACGGGTTGTGATTCGAAACGTGAACCACAGCACGCAACACACCATCTCCGTAAATCGAAAGCGTTACAAAGCGCTCATCAATCAGAGGGATTGGCTGGAGGATTGAGCTGTTGAGCAGCGAGTCGTTCAGTGGCTTGTCATTGATGTTGCCAAGCAACTTCGAGACAGACGCCCAGAGCGCCCTGTTCGCCGCCTTAACGTGGTCGATGATGCTCAGTTGGTCTTGCTTACCCAGTGGGTTCAAGTTCTCAAAGTCAGCATCAACCTGACCAGCAGACAGATTCAGTGGGCGCGGAAACACAAACACCTTGGACTTCCACTCATACGGCATACCGTTGAATGGGTCACTGTCCCAGCCTTTGACCTCACTGTTTTCGCACAGGTACAGCTTCGCGTTCACAGGGTCTGTGTGCAAGGCTGTTGCGAACAGATTGGTCTCTGTCAGCGGAGATGCCGTGTTGTTACGGTCAAGAATCAGGCCGCCCTTGTCCTTGTCTGTTTCATAGAACAGGAAGTAGCGTCCATCCTGCACTTCGCCGAGCATGGTTGCTGGGGCGTACAGGTTCCACTCATCGCGTGTGAACAGTTGACGGGTCACGTTGTCGGCGACACCGGGGCCAATCTTGATGATGCCGTTGGGTGATGCGTACATCGCGCCCTGCTCATCGCTGGCAATGGAGCGCTTCGAGATGCAGGGTTCGTACAGCGGTAGCTTCTCCTGCGACATTGCCGCAGGGGTTGAACCAGTGATGACGAATGGGTTGCCCTTGGTCATCACAACAAGGGATGAGCCGAAGGCTGCCAAGCCAACAATCTGATATTCAACAGACAGCGCGTACTGTGCCGGCCACGCATGAGGCTTGTAAGGTTCAGAGAAATAAATCTCATTCCCAACAAATACAGCCATGATGCCGTTGGCCATGCTGAACAAGCCACGCATTCCGTCAGGAGGTGGAGTCCAGCCGCTTGATGGAAGCACGCCACCGAGGTTTGCAGCCAACAGAGTGTCTGTGTAGGATGCCGAGCCAATCGCAACATCTGCAACGTGCAAGAAGATGGTCGAGCTGCTGCCAGTGACAGAGCGGTAGATGCGCTTCTTGGTGATGTTGTACTTGCCGACGGGTGCGGTTGTTGGCAATCCAGTGATTGTCACCGTGCCGCCAGCATTCACCACAACTTGAGCTGACGTTGGGGATGGAGCGGACTCCTCCTCAATCGTGCCGAACTCGGAGATGTAGGTGTAGACGTAGACCCGATTCTCAGGGGTTGTACCCGAACCACCAGAGGCTGCCACAGTTGGGGCAACCGTTGGGTATGGAACGCCCATCAACAGGTAGTCTCCCGGATAGCTTGGGCCAGCTCCAACAGACGCCAGTGCAGCGTTGGTCTTCTTGGGCAAACCATCAGAACCAGCGTTCGTGTAGTACAGCGAGTAGCCGGTGTCGTAGATTGGGCCGGGAACGATGTCAACGTCCTTGCTGAATGTCAGCCACAGGTCATCACCAGATGCACCGATGGTGCGGTAGATGGTCAGTGGCACATAGTCTGCAATGATGCGTCGTGGGTCAATGACGCCGGGTTTCTGCCAAGAACGAACCTCATTGCTATACAGCTTGGTGTTGATGGCTTTCTGGGCCTCGCTCTCTTGCAGCAGATACGGACTTTGGCGCGGTACGAAACCAGCAAAGCCCTGTAACTTGATTCCGGACATCTGTAATCCTGTCTGGTTTAGAAGTGTTTGGCGTACTCGTCAGCAGTCAACAGACCGGCAACGTACTTGTTCTGTGGACGGAAGATGGTGAGCTGTTGACCGCGCATTTCTGGCGCAAACGAGATGTGAGTCCAGCGTGCGTACTCGTGAATCATCTGGTCAAACTTGATGCCAGCAGCAGCGATTGCTTTGCAAACAGCAAGCGGGTCGCCAAAGCCAGCGGATGTGAAGTCGATTGCCCAACCATCCATGTGCGAGCTGATTTTAGAGCCGCCAACGGCCACGTTCACATCAGGAAGGCGCAACCATGAGTTGACATGGATTGGCTTGCCTAGCAGTGCGCGAATCTGTTCCATGCCAGCAGCGGCGTGCTTCATGTTCTCAAGCTGCAAAGTGCTTGGCTGATTTGGGATGCCCATGCGGACAGCGGTTTCAGAGTACGTTGCTTCTTCAAGCGTGAAGTGTTCGGACAGATTCATTACTTACCTCGTGATTCCATGACTTTTTCAACAGTGCGGCCACCGAAGTAGGCCAACATAATGAGCTGACCCCACTCGCCAAGCAGCTTCACATACGACTCGTTCACATCAAGATGGAATGCAGACATCATCGCGAAGATGAAGTACGCAGCAAGGATGGCAATCAGAGTGCAAGGACGGATGTTCTTGGACAGAGTTGAGTCGCTGGACATGTCCGCCTTCCAGCGGTCTGTCACGTTCTGTTGTTCGACTTCAAAATTCTTTGCGTCGATTTCTTTTAGCTTGAGCAGTTGCTCAGGGTTTGCTTCCAGCGCAGCAGTCACTTCCGAAATGGAAGCTGGCACACCGAGCTTGTCAGCAATGGCTTTGATGGCAGCACCACCCAAGGGGCCAGCCACCGCAGTGGCCAGCGCAGGTGCAGCGCCTTTTAATAGGTCAAGCAGTTTGTCCACTTTGTTCTCCCTGTGGGACTTGTTGGGCTGCGCCTCCACCCTTACGGCCAGAGATTGCGCCCATTGCACCAACACCCATGAAGGCAATGGCTTTCAGAATCTCAAGGAACACAGCGTCGATTGGCGCAAGCGTTTGGTCTTCCGGCACAAATGCAACGGAATACAGAATGCCGAATGCGATGCCCAACACCATGATGGTGATGCAGCGAACTACAAACGACCATGTTCGAACTTCAATCTCTTCCTCAGTAAGACGGTTTACTGGGCGCGTCATCCACATTTGAATTAACTCTTTCATCGTGGTCTTTCTTTAGTTGCTGTTTAAGTTTTTTGAGGTTGGTGATTTCCTGTCGAACCTCTGCGCGAATGCGAAGATGGTCGATGTAGATGAGTGCGGAGACTGGAAGCGCGAGGAACAGAACGAAGGACAGAGCGACTACACAAATGACAAACCACTGTGTGTCTTCACGAGCCATCCGAGTGACAGTAGAAAGCCCCACATCCACAGAACTAGCAGCAGGATTAGAGCCGTAGCTACTGCCCTGTCGATTCTGTGATTGCGAAGTAATTCTCGTTGCCACTTTGCATCCCGTTGTTTCTTTTGCGCCAGCATTCTGGCGGCCTCTTGCTCCTCAAGGATGAGGTCGTACATCGAGAGGAACTGCTTGTATAGGTCTCCCAGACCAAGCGACTCAGGTGTGCCGTAAATCATTGCGTGACTCACCTGCCCCTGCATCTCTTTGATTTGCCACTGAATCTCAATGCGGTCAATCGCACTGTCGGCAACTTTGTCTGTTGTCTTGGAGAGTTCCTCCAGTTCAATGCAATGCTTCCGCAATTGACGAATGTTCTCAAAGAAAATCTTGAGGTTGTCAAAGATGTCGTGAACCGCCTTAGCTTTGTACTCTTCGTAACTTAGCTCTGGCTCAGGTTGGCGATTTGCCTTTTTCGCCACAGGCTTTGGCGCATCTGTTGTTGCAGGTGCTGCCTGTGCTGGAGATACTGGCGCAGGTGCTGGTTTAGTCTGTCCACCGAAGAGGCTTGTGAGCCATCCCCACAATCCAGTGACTTCCTTGTAGATTGCCTTGGCATCGCCAACAGCTTTCTCAGCAGTCTTCTTGAACTTGTCGATTTCTGCTTTACCCTCGGACAGCATTTCGCAGCCCTTGCGTATAGCAGCAGCAGCGGCTTGAGCAGCCATGAGTAAGCTAATCGGGTCAATGATTTACCTCACTGTGATTCCGAACTTTGCACTGAGTCCAACAGCGATGAGGCCGAGCACAATGATGAGCACGCCCCATGTGCCTTTCTTGGCAATGTCCAATTTCAACTCTTCCCAGAATCTCGTCTCAGCTTCCGCTGCGCGAATCTTGGATTCGTGAAAACGCCTATGCCCTTCGAAGTCTGTTGAGCCGTCTTCGTTTCTTGGGAAGGCGGTCTCAATCTTTTTTAGCTCAGACAAAATAAGGTCGAGCTTGCGCTCAATTCCAATCTCATCTGGCGTTTCTTGCTTTACACCTTGGTCATCAGTGAACATTGCTCACCTCAAAGCTTTGGGTATTTTGCTTTGACTGCTTGGCAATCAGCAATGTACTTTGCGATTTGAGCTTGGTCGCCCTTTACAACTGCATCGAGGTAATCTGTGACTGGAGGATATTCCGATGCTCGTTGTGACCTGTATGCGCCTTTGTCAACCCAAGCATTGACAGCGTCAATGTCGATGGTGACTTTATTGCCTTGCGAATCAAATGCACCATCCTCGTCATCAATAGAAGCGACTTGCGGATATAAAGAGTAAATTGCTTTGTGGTTCATCCCGCAATCTCCATTAGGGTAATTGATGATGCCGTGCGAAGGTCATAATTCGTTGCTGCTCTGTCAGCCGTTGAGCGATTTATATACGCAGCATTTATACCATCTGTGTTTGACAACTTTAAGTTGTATGTAATCGCAGATGTTGTGGCTGGAGAATCAAGGTAAACACCGCCACTTCTCTGCAAGTTGTAGTCTGAACCGTTATATCCCCATGCAAGTCCGTTTGGACGGCCTGATGAAAAATCCCCGCCGTAAATGACGCTACCATTTTTTGCAAGCCGAAGAACTGCCGCATTACCAGCGCTTCCACCAAACGAACAATCACTCAAAATCAAAATTTTGCTTGATGCACTTGTTGGTGTAATGCTTGCAGACAGACCTGTAATGTCAACACCTGACGAAGATGTCGTAGAAAATGTGTCAGTTTTTACAGCCGAGACAACCTGCAAAACAGCGCCAGATGGGAGCTGCCCTTTCGCAAGAATGCCGCTCAGGGCGGACATAGGAACCTTGCCATCAGAGCCAACTAGCCCGGCAAGTTTTGAGAGATAACGAGCAAGGCTCATTGGAAGCTCCTAAGAAAAAGAAAACCGACAGCTTGTGTCGGTGTTGGAATCTGGTGGAACAACAGACAAGAGCTTGCGCTCAAGTCTGTGTGTGTCCGTTACTGTGCAGGTACTTCAACCCAAGCAGTCGTCGCCTCATCCCATGTGTATTGCTTGCCGTCTGTTGGCATTGCAACAGGAGCACTCCACAGGCAAGTATCTTCACTCAGAGTCCAGCTTGCGAATGGTTTGGGTGGAATGAATGCGTCGCGCTGAGCGTCGTATGTGAAGCCAACACCAGCGTAATTCTTGCGAAGTGGTGTACCGCCGTTTGCATGAACGCCGCCGTGCGTGTTGTAGCTGGTCTGAATCCATTGACCGGGTGATGTGTCAATGAATGTTTCGAAGAACTCAGGTTCAGCAACGATGACTTGCTCAACGATGCCGTTGTTTACTTTTGCAAAATGTGACATGTGTTTTCCTTATGCCGTGTAAGAGCCAGAAGTAGTGAACTTCAAGATTGTGTTGCTTCCGCTAGTTGTAACAGTCGGGGAGCCGGTTGTAATGCCGCTATACCTAGTTGTTGGAACAGAAAGAACAACAACGCCAGAGCCACCAGCGCCGCCACTGTTACTGTCTGCGCCACCACCACCACCACCGCCGGTGTTTGCAGCGCCAGCGCCACCCAACAACTGAGGGCCGCTTGTGCCGCCGCCTTGACCGCCTCCGCCAGCACCGCCAGCGCCGCCAAGACCTGCGTATGCACCACCGCCACCGCCACCGCCATAGGTAACGGCAGAGCCTGTGATAGAACTAGACTTGCCAGCACCACCAACACCAGCTTGACCACCAACACCAGCACCGCCAGCACCGCCAGCGCCGCCTCCGCCGCCGCCAGTTGCGGAGCCAGACCCACTGACATAGTTGTTGCCGTGTCCGCCGCCGTAGCCTTGACCAGAAGTGCCAGCACCTTCCGCTGACGTGTAGGTGTAGCATCCGCCGCCACCTGAGCCACCTGAGTTTGCAGAATTACCAACGCCAGCGCCGCCGCCGCCGCCGATTGCCGAAATAGCCACAAAGGATGAGTTGACTCCGTTCCCGCCCTTGGTTGAGCCAGACGTACCGGCTGACCCGCCAGCACCAACAGTAATCGCGTATACGGTCTCCGCCGTCAATACTGCGGTTGATTCAATAAACCCGCCCGCACCGCCGCCACCGCCATCTGAATATCCGCCGCCAGCACCTCCGCCTAAAAGTAGATAGCCAACAGAGTATGTTGAGGTCATGTCTCCGACGGCAACCCAAGCTGAGCCATTGAATGCTTCGATTTGCTTCAACGACGTGTTGTATCGTTGCATTCCAGTAGACGGCAAAGATGGGCGTTGGGCTGTTGTTCCGGACGGCAGAGATGATGCGCCAGTGCCATTTGAACTAGCAACATCCAACTTTGTAGCGCTCACTGAGCCATTTGCAGGAACAGCGTTGGCAACCTGAAAGACGCCAAAGGCTTTGACGCGAACATCGTCACCAGCAGCCATTGCGACAGCCAAAGTAATCTTTACGCCGTCTGTTGCCGTGTAGTCTGTTGACTTGAGGGCGGAGCCGTTAATCTCTACATCGAGATAGTCGCCCGGTGTGTAGCCGCCCAGAGGGTAGATGTCGGTTTGGCCAGCAATGGCAACCAACTCAGTGGTTACACGCGACGCCTGAACGACAGGTGCATTCCCGATATAGGACATTCAATTCTCCAAAAAGAAAAGCCAGCGCTAGGCTGGCCTTGTTCGTGTTTGCCGTTATCAGGCTTGAGGCATTGCAGCCTTGATGCCGTCAACAGTCGAAGCTGCATTGATGGCAGTTTGCATTGCTGCGTACTTGTCGCGAACAGATTGACGTTGGGCCTCAACAGCTTGCACATCTGTGCCGGGAATCTGTTTTGTAATCACTTCATCCAATGGGGCGAACTCGGCTGCGCGAGCTGCGCGGCGTGCGTCGTGAGCGATTGTTTTGGCTTTGTCGATGTTGACCGTAATCATGCTGCCACCTCTGCTTGCATTGCTGCGATTTGTTTGTTCAGTTGCTCAACGCGAGCGGCACGAGATGCCTCGAACTGAGCGACCACTTCTGCGTACTGCTCGTCTGTTTGCTCTTCGGCAGACATGCGTGCAGGAACTTCTGCGGCAGTCACGACTGCGAGTTCAGCTTGATACTGCTCAATGAACCATGCTTGCTGGCCGATGCCAACGCCGTCATTCAGATTGCCGTGCTCAACTTCCCATGCAGAACGGAATGTGCGGTCTGACGGAACATCTGCTGTGTCAATGATTGCGTAGCGCAAGCCAGCAGGAACGTCTTTGCGAGCAACTTCTTCGATTGGCAGCTCGCCGGACGGGATGATGACGGCAACGCCGCCTTCTGGTGTTTGATAGATGATTCGTTTCATTGTTGCTCCTGATTAGCGAAATACGTTGACGCAGATAACACCACCGTCTAGTGGGGTGCCATTTCTACCCGCTGATACGCGAACAGAAGAAGTGGTGTAAAGAAGTGCGCTTGTATAAAGGCTTCCTCCAACTGTAACCGATACGCCTGCGTTATCGCTTGCAGAGTAGCCAGTAGTGATACCCGTGATGGAGTAGTTTGCATCAGGCATTGCAGTCGAGAAGTTCACCGTGTAGTCGCCAGTGCCGTTGTCCGTAATAGAACTCACGTTGCCGCTTGCACGAATAGCTACAGTGCCAGTTCCGTTGAAGTTCACCCAAGCGCGGCAACCATATGCAACAGCGGCAGAGCCATACCCACTGTTAAATTGAAGGTTCCCGTTTGTATCAAAACCCATTGCTTTGATGAAATCAGTGTTGGCTGCATTAGGCATCATAAAGTTGACCGCATTTGGTACAACAATATCCTTCCCGTTGCCAGAAAAATTTCCGCCAGTAATTGCAGAAACATCAACACCAAGAGATAGGTTTTGATTGCCTGATGCGTTACCAATTTGCAGCGCTGTATATGGAGCACCATATCCAAAAGGAATCGCACGAACGCCTTTTAACGATACTCCTGCGCCAGTCTGATAATCAAGCCAAGCGCCGCTTTGAATCGTATCTCCAGCTTTGTTTGCTGGCGTATAGCCAAGATGCGAAACAACAGCACCAGCAGCAAACTTTGCAGCGGTAATTGTTCCGTTAATCAGTTGCTGACCGGACGTGATTACGTCCGCAGCCTTTTTACCAATCCATGACATAGACGCTCCTATTAAGCGATTTCGAGGACGGACAACAGAACGTCGAGTGCAGAAGCTGTATCGCTTTGAACTGTGAGTTTATCTGCTGCTTCGAGCACAACCTTCTGGTCTCCGCCGATTGGAACGAGAGCGCCGCCGGGTGGAATCAATGCTCCCTTTACGATGTAGACAGTCACGCCACCTGCGGTAGCTTTGATGTCGGCAGTCACGTTTGCAGCGGTGATGTTGGCCACAGTCATACCAATGACAGTTGCTTGGACGCCAGCGCCAGCGGTGTAGACATCAACAGGAGTTGTGCCGATACCGGCGCTTGGGTAGTTCTTAAAAGTGTTTGACATGTTGATTCCTTACAGGGCGATTGCAAAAGCCAAAGCGCTACCAACGGCAGCAGTTGTGTTGTCGATGGCCTCTTGCTGAATTGCAGAGAGACCAGCGCCAGTGAGTCGAACTTCCAGCTTGTCTCCAGATGCAAACGTGCGAGCCGTTGTGCCGTCCTGACCACGCACGATGGTCATTGAGTCACCGCTGCGAGCTGTCACCTTGACGATTTCAAGGTTGTTGCTTGAATCGACCAGAGTGGCGTAGAAGTATTCGCCAGCGCCAAGCGTCGGGTAGAGAGCGCCCTGACCTGTTGAAACAGAAACGCTGGTTGCAAGGTTGTTGATACCCGCTGCCAGCGTTGCGCTTGCATTGTTTGAAAACTTGATACCCATGAAAGCTCCTATGGTGCGCCCTGCACAACCGGTGGGTAGTACAGTTCGGCACTTGCCGTTATTGGTTTCACAGAAGCGTCAACATCAATCTTGATGTGGTTCTTCCATGTGTCCACCAGCTCCGCAGTTGCGAAGACGCTTGTGAACGATTGTTCAAAGTACGAATGACCGCCGACTTCTGCACTCACCAGATGTGAAAACACCAACTTGCCATCAGCAGAGGCGGTAATCACAACGCCATCAGATTTGATGGAGCGCTCGACGTACACCATCGGCTGACCGTTGACAGACGCCAACAGACTGGCGGCTATGTTTGCCTCAAGCAGAAGCTCACTATGTGAGCCACTGTCTGTTTTTAGGCTCGCACTCATGTTCACAGACAACGAGGCGGCTGCTTGTGTCGTCAGGTAGCTCGTCAGTGCGCCTTGCAGCCTCTTGCCCAGCAATGCCGAGACGGAGACAGATGCGGCAGCGACTGCGGCAGCTCGCACCAGCTTGTTGACTTTGGCTGTGGCAGATACCGTTCCGCGCGCGGTGGCTGTCGCTGAGACCAGCTTGTTCACCTTGGCGGCAGCAACCGTCATGCCGGCCATCGTTGCAGAGCCAGCCATGTTCACTCGTTTGGACGCTGACGCTGTGGTCGTTGCCCGTGCTGTGACAGATGCTGACTCGTTCTTGACAACGCCAAGTGATGCCGAGGTTGTAGCTCTTGCTGTGGCTGATGCGCTCAGGCGCTTGCCAATCGTTGCAGCAGATGCTGTGGCAGCAGTGACGGATAGGCTTGAAACCAGTCTGTCTGTTTTGCCTAGCGCTGATGCAACTGAGGCGCTTGCGGAAACACTTCCTGCAAGCCCCTTGAACTCTCCGCTTCGTCCGTTAAGGACGACCTTGTTTAATGGAGTGACGTTTAGAAGCATTGCTCACTCCGAACAAAAATTAAGCGAAGGTGATTGCCAGAGATGCCGCAGGGAAAGAAACCGTGTCGGCTTCGTTGATGGTCTTGGCGATTGCCAGTGCGCCTTCCAGCAGCATGTTGCCGCCAGTGGCAGCGTCAAAGATTGCGAAGTGAGTCACAGTACCCCAGCCGCCACCAGTGGGAGTTGGGAATGTGATTGCAGCGTTGTTCGATGTCTGGCCACCAGTGCCAGATGAGGCAACCGTTGAGCCAGCGCTTTGTGTGCCAGCCCAGTTAGCCAAGCTCGATGTCACAGCCACGCGAGCGTAGCCGTTTGTCGAAACCTCAGTGCCACCTGCTGCATCGCTTGGCGCTGCTGTGAACAGAGCGACATACAAGGTTGCAGTTGCTGGGGCGCTTTGGCCACGGAAAATCTGGTCAATCAGTTTGTTTTCCAGAAAGTCGGTCATTGCGGACATGAGTTAATCCTCTCAGTTAAATTGTTGACGTACTTGAAACTTCAACACGTCATAGACGGTTTGCAGCTCTCCACCGAAGTCAATCTCGACTTCACCCTCGTAAGGGCCGGGTTCAACATCCAACGTGTTGCCAGTGAAGTTGAACGACACTTGGCCGTCACGTCCACCGTTAATCATGTTGCAGGTGATGGTTGAGAGAACTGTGTCCGAACCGACAGCGCGGAAGTAGACGCGCACCGTGGTGTTCTCAAGGTTGATGGCATTGCCATCTGCATCCCTGAGAGTTAGCTTGATGTAGGGGCGATTGTCGCCAGCGACGAGCTTGATTTTCTCTGTCATGGCTTCCTCATCTTCACGCTCAAGTCTGAGCGCACATTGCCGCGAATAGCGCGTTGACGCGCATCATTCAGGGCCATCATGTAGCGACCTTGATTGATTGCAGCGGCTTCTTGGTTTGTGTAGGGTTTGCCGGGATTGAGCATCAACCGGGCTTTTGCACCACAGGCGATCGACTCGCCCCATTGCTCGTAGAGGAAATCCTCAATCTGTGTTGAATCACGCAGAGGCACGAGTGCTACACGCATTGTAATAGCGTTGGTGTACGTCTGATTCGGAATTGGGAGGAAACTTACCGACTCAAAATCTTTTTGTGTGTACGCCGTTGGGGTTGACTTGGATGGTGTGTAGCCGCCAATAGACTGGCTATACGCATCTGGTGTCACGATGTCATCTGGAGCGGCTGGCTCAAGCTCAACACCACGGAACCAAACCTTCATCACCTTCTGGACTCGATACCCGTTTGGTGCGTCTAAGTCGTAGTCTGTCAGGTTTTCCCGCAGAGTGATGGGGTCTTGGGTGATTTGGTGAATCAGCGACTTCTCGCAAAATTCAATCACAGCATGGCGAATCGCACGGATTGCCACATCCGAAGGGCAGCCCGGAACATCGGGAAGCACATCGGGAAAGAATGCCTCGTAGGTCTTCATACGCCCATCAGCCCCGCTTTGAATTTTTGATACAGGCCAGCAGCTCGCCCATCAACAGCAAACTCATCGTCACGCAATTCAGCGCGGTGAGTGACGTAATCTGTTAAACAGACGTGGTATTCCTCTGGCAGCGGAACAATATCTGTTGCCGCGAATGCAGGGAATGCGCCGGTGAGGTTTGAGAGGAACAGGTCTGGGCGAACACGACGGGCCTCAACGAGAGCCTGACGTGCGTAGCCAAGCAACTGGGACTCCGTGTATCGAGTGATGGTGTTCGCGTCAATGATTTGGTCATTGAGCAATACGCGAGCTTCATC